ATACCTCACTCCAAGGTAGGTTACGATAGCTCACCGTGGGTTTCCTGTTTAGTAACCCTAAAAAATTTACACCGCTACAAGCACTGAAAATCCTAGAGCTACGTTTAACCAAAGCATTGGTATTAACATCTGTAACAAAGTGCGTATACTCGCTAATAAGACCAGACCTTTTAAATACATCCCAATTATGACTGTCGTTTGATGATGGATGGTTAGAAAACACTACATGTCTTTTCTTGTTTTTAGCGTACTTTAAAGCATCCTGTGTATGATTTCTATCCACTGACGTTGGTTGTTGAGCAGCAAACAAATCAAACGTATCTGGCAAACATGAAAGATCTGGTTCTTTTCTCTTTATATCAAACTTACTATTAGTTGTGTTTTTATATATAGCTAAAACATCACGATCTATATCGTAGTTTTTGTATCTATACTCAAAAGGATTATAGGCTCCTATATTACCTGCCCAACCCATACCAGATATAGGTGCGTATGCTGCGCCTTTACTGCAAATAAAATGATGGAAGTTAGGAGTACCTTCTGTGTACACAAAAGTATTTTTGTAGCTGTACAGCTTTGTTCTATCTACTATATCTATATGTACAGCATCCAAGTTATACTTTGCTAATTCATCCTCAAACTTTTTTACCAAAGGAGCTTTTTTAACTTTTGATATCTTGTCGCTTCGATATATAGCCCAATCTTTTGCATAGGGTTTAAACATCTTTATCAACTATAAAACTATTCATTGTTATTCTTACATGGTCACCTGACTTAAAGTTATGCCATGTATGACCTGTCTTACCTGCAAACACCATTGTCCTACTTGGTTTCCACTCCACTTCTTTTACAAAGTTTTTATCTCTATCGTACAAAAGTGTTCCGTAAGATTTTATAGGGTGTATGTAGGTTACAAAAGATAGTATCTTTCTCTCTATCTCATCGTGTATTCTGTATTCGTGATTAGGTAGATTTATACTTATATCTGTTTCTACTACAGGATTCTTTACTGGTCTGTGTTCAAACTTGTTAAGATAATCTAGTAAATTTACAGACGTACTTAATTTTTTGGTTAGCGGTAGGCTGTTGAAGTTAAATATGTTTGTTGTTTTTTGGCTTAGATATGTTGGTCTTGATTTTATGTACTCGATTAATTCTTCTCTTATAGTTTCAGTATCGTACAAATCATCTATAACTAAGTGATGCCACGGATTGTCACATTCGTAATCCAAAAGAAAACCTCAACTGACTGGTGTATATAGAGTGCCATATAGGTGCTTCAAACTCTCTAACAGTCCAACCCATATTGTCTTTGTCGTAGTGCGTGTTGCCCTCTTTGTCTACCCAAGCAAACCAAGCATTACCTTTTGTAAACGTATAATATCTTCGCAAACCTACATTGTCAGAATTTGTATGCCATCTCATAATGGTTTCTGGCAGGTATATCATAGAGTTAGTTAACTCTTGTGCGTCTAAATCCTTGCACCACTTTCTAAGCGTTACCCTAGCCTCTAGTTTATCTTCAGCAGAAAATCTTCCGTCTGTACAGAAATCTATAGTAGGAGTGTTTGGTTGAGGCCTATCTTTTGCGGGAACTTCTTGTTCTCTAAAATCTTTTTCAAGATCACCATTACTCATTGAAAGTAATTGTGTCCAACCCCCACTTGTGAATTTTATTATGTCTTTTAGAGGCTCGAATTCATTTTTATCTACCTCTATTTTTTTCATAAAGACCCTATAATATCTGCGACATCTTCCCCTTCAGGTGGTATTTCTGGCGCAACGTATTCTTTGATACCTAGTTCATTGACTACAGATTTGAGAGCATCGTTATCTATAGTAGAATCAGGATCACTTTCACTTATTGTATAAGGAACCCAACCAAAATCAGGATGGTTAAACTCTAAATCGATATCACCATTCTCTGTGTAAACAGGGTTTTTTACATTATCTGTTGTAAAATCTATATCCATTATGAGATCCTTTCGTAAAGACCTGAAAAGAAAGTATAAGTGTAATACGCGTTATCGCTATAATTATATACTTGGCTAGTTGTAGAAGGAGAAATACATCTCCATGTCCCCGGAAGACTACCGTATATACTACTACCAGAGTAGTTGCTCCCTGCGCTATGTGAATAAGTAGCAGTACCTGCGTTGGTTGTTGCTGGCACACCCACATGCAAACTGCCTACAGACTGTGCTGTTTGTGAAGCCGCTGAGTAATTAAATGTTATGGTCTGAGCGCCACTTTGGTTTAAACTAAAAGACCCACCACCTGTCAAACTTGTACCAGCAGCTAGATTAATTGTAGGGTTATTTGCAGTAGCAACAGAATTTAATGTTATGGTTGAGTTCCCACTTTGGTTGGTTTGAAACGTACCCCCACCTGACATTCCAGAACCTGCTTGTATCGTTACTGTGCCGTTGCCCACACCAGATTGAATAAATGTATTGATGTCGTTCATAGACACCTGCTTCATCACGCCGTTATCATTGAATACAATGCTGTCAGTCCCAGTGACCGTAGTGGAGATTGCATTTGTATCTCCGTCAATTACGTTAAGCTCTGCGCCTGTAGTTGTTACGGCTGTTCCGCCTAAAACAAGTGATGATATTGAACTGCTGTCTGTAAGGTTAACGCACTCGTCACTACCATCAGCAAATATAATACCAAAGCCCCCGTTAGGAACATCTGCCGTTACAGCACCAGAACCTTGTGTAAATGTAACAGTTTGACCCGTAGAGTTCTTAACATAATAGATTTTTTGAGCATCGGATGGATCGATAGTTATTGTATGAGTAGCGGATAAAACACCACCCAAAAGCAATACTCTGTACTGACCGTTAGAAAGAGATCCGTTGGCAGTTGTAAGTGTACTTGATGTGCCTGTTAAAGTTATGGAGACAACGCCATTAACGGTGCGGTCTAGAATATCCATGTTCGTATTTACGGTAATGCCCCAGCTTCCAGACTGCTCACCGTTGCCGGGCTTCTCTATACCTGAGTTTGTTGTAAAAGTACTTGGCATGTTATATTCCTATAAAAAAGTTCAATTGAACTTATGCTGCGTCTAATATGGTTCCGCCCTCAAATTCTGGGATATTATCTAGTTGTTCATCAGTATACACATCTTCTATTGGAGCGTCTATTGTTAATATAGTCCACGGATCTAGGGATACTCCTCCCTGCACATGTAAGGCATAGAAATCTAACTGACTGTACAATCTTACCTGACCAACAGAAGTCGTTAACTCAAATCCTGTAGATGGTATTGTAACATCGATGATGATGTCTGGGTCACCCAGCGCAGCTCCTGCTTGCACACCAGAAACAGCTACATTTACCACAATTCTAATGTCTGGAGAACCTACGCTAGCTGTTGCTGACACTCCTGTTGGAGGCACGTTTGCAGCGGCAATGACTGTATTATCACCAATAGCTCCTGTTGCGCTTGCACCGCTCACAGACACATCTGCGTTTGCTTCTACAGTTACTGCGCCAACACCTGACGTTGTAGATACGCCTGATACAGGTGCATTTGCTTCGGCATCTACACTGACAGAACCCACAAGGCCATTATCGACAAGACCTATAGTTGTAGCTATAGCCGCTGCACTAACCGCAACAGAGCCGACAGAAGCCGTACCTGATACCCCTGTTACCGCAAAGTTAGCCGAACCTGCAAAGTTAGCTATACCTATCTGACCTGTACCTGCTACACCAGTCGCTGCTACATTAGCGATACCAGTTGCTGTTACACCACCAACATCTGAGTTAGCTGATGTGCCTGTGCTTGGTACGTTTATAGTTGGGATAGCCGTTGTTGTACCAACAGCAGAAGTACCTGCAGAACCTGTTACAGCAACGCTAATACTTGTGGATGCATCTGGATCTGCTAAAGTCGCTGCTGCTATGGGAGCAAAGCCTAGCATTATCCAGCGCTCGGTTTAGTAGGAAAAGGTATAGAGTGAGGCGTTACACCATCTTTTTCTGTTTCGTTATAATTATCAAAAATTGTTGAGAAAGAAGCTGGAAAATCTCTTAGCTGTTGTCTGTACGTTACAAGTGATGCCTTGTAGTCAGCATCAATAGAGACATCAGGTAAATGTATAAAATCGGTTTCTGCTAAAAGTTGATCTCTTTTTGTACGGCACATATCCATACAAGCATCTTTCCACTCTTGGTTAATTTGTTCTTGTGTTTTAGTATCTAATTCCATATTACCAACCTTGTGTCGTTAGCTTGGTTGCATATATTCTTGTATTTACGCTAGTAAGACTAACATTTGCCCATATTTGTAATGCATGATTGTTGTTATTACCTCCTTGTCTTCTTGTTCTGGCGTATATGATAATATTATTGCGAGCATGACCCATTGCATTTAAATATATGTCATCGGAATTAGAGCTATTAGTTGTGCCACTGTACCACTGCATGATACCAGAAAAACTCTCACTATAAAAACCAGCACCATTAACTTGTATTGTTATTATATACGGAGCAGTTTCTAATGTTCCTGACGAAGCTGTGTAAACAGACGTAGCAGACGTACCAATATTATAAGAGGAATCATTAAATATCTCATAACCACGCCCTATAATACCGTATCTACTATATTTAATTCCATCTGTTAAAGTATCAGCTTGGAAAAGTATCCCACCATCTGACTGAACAGAGATAGTTCCCTGTGAACTGCCATTATAATTAAAACGTGATATATCTCCATAAGATGATTTTCGGTTAAAGTCTGCTGCTAGGTTGCCATCTCTTGTTGATTGTACAAATCCATCTGGTCTGATCATAGCACCAACTACACTATCATCAGCACTGGTTCGCCCTACTAAAACATTTTCACTACTGTCTATGGTGATAGCTGTAGCATCTGCGGAGGATTTAATACCATCTGCAAGTTTTCGTGCGTTGCTCATGTGTTCCTCCTAACCTTGAAAAGTGACAGTAATGTAAGGTTGAAACACAATACCTGTCGTTGTGTCGTAACCAATCATGTAAAGTTCTAAATAATCGTTAGCTGTACAATTTACGAGAAAATGACCAGTTGCACTATCGTGAGTTGTTAAAACGCCAGTTGTAAACCTATGACCTGACCAATAATTTCTTGAATTAAAGATACTACCATTTTTATACAGTCGCACACCTAATGCTCTCACTGATGATGAGTTTGTACTCATATTTACCATAATCCAGTAATTGACGAGATAATAGCCAGTAGCAGGAACAGTTATTCTATCGTTTGTTGTATCTAAAGACATGCCACCTCTAGATAAAACATTACTGTCTAAATCAAATTTAGTCCAAGTTGCGTTTGCAGGAGTTATAGCTGGTCCACTAAATTCTATTGCTGGCTGATAGGGTGTTGTCACAACGCCTGAACTGTCTATTTTCATACGTTCTGTGCCACTAGTAAAAAAGTTTAATACATGACTTCCACCATTAGTTTGGATAGATGAAGCACCAGTGCCAGCTTTTAAATACATACCATCATTTGTTGAGCTATTATTTAATAATATAAATTGGTTTCCAGTACCCTCCACATGAAGTCTTTGACTAGGTGATGCGCCTATGCCTAGATTACCTGTCATAGTATCGCCAGTAGCATTGACGTATCTCGTGTCGGCTGCTGCTTGGTTAAGTGCATCACCAACGCTGAACGTATTGTATGCAACAACTTCTATCTCATCACCTGCTGCTGCA